CGCACATACGCCTCTCCTTTCTCGATAGAAGCATTCAGATCGGATGTGAAGGCAAAGTAGGTGGTACCCAATGCCTCCAGGTTGGAAGTGAAATTTCCAAGGCCCAAAAGCCGGTCCGCTTCGCGAAACCAAGCTGAATAGGCTGCCTCCGTGTGGACAAGACTCATCCAGTCACCCGTCACGCGATACGCACTGATACGTTCGCAGATAGTGATGGCAGTGTCGACAACTAGAGTGAGCAAACCAGTCTGGCTGCTGTACTCAACGCGTGTCTTCTTATCCAGGAGCAAAAATTCCTCATCCGAAAGCTCACGGCCAACTTGCTTCAGAAAACCTTGAACCAGCAAATAGGTGTAGAGCTTGCGCAAGCGTGCTACAAGAGGATTGGAAAGTGCGCTCGTACTCAAATCAAAAAACTTCCGAGCTGCTTGCACTCCATCATCAAAAGCACCTTGCAGATTGTTGGTGGCGCCAAACAATCGCATGAAGGATGCAGTCACACCGCGTCCCATGACGAGTTTGTAAGCAAGCGAAACGCACACGGCGTAATCCGCTGCTGACGAACACTTCCGGAACCAGTAAGCAATCTGGAAGAAATTCTCCAGATGCTCAGCAACCTTCTCACAATCGCACAGAGACTCGCGCAGGAGTGACATCTTGGACATCATCACTGCCACAAATTCTGCGCTTTCCTCCTCGTCCTCGGCTTGAAGCACAAAATCGGACATGAGGAGTTGGCGTTCACACTGCGCAACAATACCGTAAGTGGGCAGACAAACATTCATTCGCTGCCCGCCTCGCAGCTTGCGATGCGCAACAATCGTACCGCCACGTTGGAAACCTTGCGTCTCACCGATGAGGTTCAGACGTACGGGTCTTCCGTTGTACATGAACCACCAATTGTAGTGATCCACAATACCGTGGCGTACTAGTTCATCCTGAACGCATCGAGTCGTATCAAGATCGAGCGCACAAGACCCCTCATCACTCTCGAGAGTCATCTCAAGAAATCGAGGGCAAACTAGCACTTTCGCGCCACTGAAACAGTTGACAATTCTCACTCCAACTCGTTTCAACGGCGAGGGGCGCACCTCCTTCCTCTCGGGAAAGTGATACCCAGCCAATAGAGGACGGGGACCGATAGGTGCGAGTTTCACACCACGCTTGTAGCACGTTCGTTTTTCCGCAAGCGGAAACGTGCCGTCGATCGCGGCGTAGAGCCCTGGCACACTCGGG